GAGGTGTGGTGATGGGGGGGTAGGGCTTGGCGGTGAGGAGAGGGGTATATCGATACCCCTGACGGCTCATTTCCCCCTAAAGGCACTTCCCTGGCCGGTGTCACCTTGACATGGAGAGTAATATGGGTAGTAATACCGGTCCAGGAGGGTCCTGGGCCAGATCCGAAGCTAAAAACGGGCAGTATTACTGAGTAATACGGAGTAATATTACAGTAATATTACTCTCTCCCCCTGTCTATATAATAGACGGGGAGAGTAATAGAGTAATACCGAGGAGTAAGAGAGGGAGGCACCCTTGAGGTCAAAGGATTCCGGAGTAGACTCCTTGTCTGCTGGTCTGAGCAATGCGGAGCGTACTGCGTCGATGGTAAAGCGGAAGAAGGTCTTCCTTTCCGCGTATGAGGAGTGGGGGACGACCAGGGCTGCCTGCAAGGCGGCTGGCATCACCCGCAGTGCCTACAACCGGTGGCATTCGAGTGATGATGTGTTCGCGAAGGACCTTGACCTGGTCAAGCTCGCTTTCGCTGAGTCGTTGGAGGAGGAGGCGTTGACGCGGATACGGAACCCTGACAAGGGCCGTGGGAGCGACCTGTTGCTGATCACGCTCATGAATGCCAACATGGCATGGAAGTACAGGCCGCAGTTAGCGATGAGTGAGGACTCGGCGAAGGAGCTGATAGTGGAGTGGCGGAGGGCTGCCCGGGACGTGGGCAGGTCTCCGAGGCCGACGAGGGATGAGAACGGTGCGGAGTTGCCGACCAGTGTGGAGCAGACGTTATCCGAGATATTGGAGAGACGGGGCAATGCCGTTAAGGAAGGGAAGGTCGAAGAAGGTGGTGAGCAGGGACGTCAGGACGCTCCGGCGTGAGGGTAGGCCGCAGAGGCAGGCGGTGGCGATAGCGATGTCCAAGGCTGGGAAGACCAGGACGAAGATATGGGTAGTGGCCCTGATACGAGCCTGATCTGCGTGTACGGTGGTCATATGGACTGTAGGAAGCCCGGTTGCGGGTGCAGGTGCCACCTTTGACGGCCCGTAGCGAGATATCGGATTGGGTGAGTCAGTACCCAGACGAGGTGCTGCTGGCTGACGGGTTTGAAGATGCGTTCCTGGGGATATGCGAGATCTTCGGGAGACCTCCGGTGGCGGCGTATGACCGGGACAAGTGCATGGAGGTCCTCGTTGAGCGGGACGGGATGGAATACGATGAGGCGGTGGAGTACTTCGACTTCAACGTGAGTGGGGCATGGGTGGGTGATCTCACCCCGGTCTACCTGACGTTGTGGGATAAATCACATTGACGACACTCGCGAAGGGTCCAGACCTACGGGACTACCTGTTCCAGAAGGTCGGGTACCACCCGACCCCGGAGCAGAGTGTCATCCTGGACTCTCCGTACCGCTTCAACCTCGTCGCGGGGGGTGAGCAGGCCGGGAAGAGCCTCATCGCTGCCAAGTACCTGCTCTCACGCTTCGCGGAGACAGAGGAGCGGGGGCTGTACTGGCTCGTTGCTGCGGACTATGAGCGGACTCGGGCCGAGTTCGAGTACCTCTTACAGGACTTCAGTGCCCTCGGTATCCTGAAGGAGGCGTCCAAGAGGGTTGACCCCGGGCACCTCACGCTTGCGGACGGGACGAGGATAGAGACGAAGTCTGCAAAGGACCCGAGGACGCTCGCTATGAGGGCGCCGAACGGGATCGTGGGGTGCGAGGCGTCCCAGCTGGACATGGATACGTTCTACCGTTTGAGGAGCAGGTGTGCGCCGAGGCGCGGGTGGATGTTCTTGGCCGGGACGTTCGAGGGTTCGCTGGGCTGGTACCCCCAGATGTTCACGGCGTGGGCCTCCGGGGCGGAGAAGGACGCACGGGCGTTCTCGTTGCCGAGCTATACCAACGTCCACCTCTACCCAGGGGGGCAGTCAGACCCGGAGATCCTGCGCCTCAAGGAGGCTTCGAGCGACGACTTCTTCATGGAGCGGATCGAGGGGAAGCCGAGCCCGCCTAAAGGGCTGGTGTTCCCGGAGTTCCGTCCTGATATGCATATAAGTGAGGTGAGATATGAGCGAGGAGAGCCCGTCCACCTCTGGATGGACCCGGGTTATGCGGGTGCTTATGCCGTGGAGGCGGTCCAGGTCATCGGAGAGCAGCTCCGGGTCATCGACGAAGTCTACGAGCAAGGACTCGTCACCGACGACATCATCGACGTCGTCCGTTCCAGAGAGTGGTGGCCTGATGTCCGCTTTGGAGTCATTGACATCGCAGGGACCCAGCACCAAGCCATGGCAGCCCCCGCAGAAGTCTGGCTCGACAAGGCAGGACTCTACCTCTCGAGCCAGAAGATCAGGATCAACGAAGGGACCGAGCGGCTCAAAGGGTGGTTGAAGATAGACCCGAGGACGCACGCGTCCAGGATCGTGTTCAGCCCCAAGTGCAAGGGCATATTGTCCGAGTTCGGGGCTGCGCCCAACCCGTTTGACGGCCAGACGAAGGCGTACCGGTGGAAGACCGACCGTGAGGGCAACATCGTTGGCGATATCCCCGAAGACAAGTATAATCACGGCGTGAAAGCGGTGGTCTACGGCCTCATAGACCGTTTCGGGTACGGGTACGTCGAGGGACGCGACCGGATCCACGTGAAGAGGTGGGTGTAGATGGCACGCAGGAAGCCGGAGGACATCGTCGAGCTGGTGGACGCCCACTACGACGTTACGGAGCCGCTCAGACAGCGTATGCAGGACGACCATGCGCTCTACAGGCTCGAACCATACGATGCGGGAGATGGATACCAGAGTTATACGTCCAATGGCCCGCAGACATACGCGGAAAAGGTCATCGGATGGGTGTCCGGCGCCGAGATGACCGTCCGGATACCCCATGACTCGGCAGATGCCGACCTCAGAGAGCGCAACGACCTGAAGGAACGCTTCCTCATAGGGATAACAAGGGCCGCGGACGAACGCCTCGTCCGCATGATGCTCCCACCGCTCCGTGACCAGCTCGGATGGTATGCGGCTGTGCGCGGCTGGATAGCCGGGAGGGCGCTCCTCGCCAAACGGCCTGACGGGAAGACCTATGTGGACATCACCCCGTGGGACCCTATGCACACCTACTGGTGCGTGGGCGCAGACGGCTTGGACTGGATCTGCTACAAGGTGCCGAAGACGAGGGCGCAGATATTCTCCCAGTACAACGTGAAGGTGGACTGGACCACACCCTACGGGGAGAACAGCATCGACGTCTACGACTTCTACGACAGAGAGCACAACACGATCATCATCAACAACGGGTCTACGTCGAACCCCGTCACCCGCGTAGTCAAAAAGCAGGTCGTCCACGGCGCGGAACAGGTACCCGCGTTCCTCTGCCCGGTGGGCGCGAACCCGTATATCGTCGCGCTGTCCCAGTCTACGATGGAGGACACGATCGCTGACGTCGGCCAAAGCGTCTTCCACAGCACGAGAGAGCTTTACCCGAAGCACAACCTCATGATGAGCACCCTCCTGGAGCTGACGGCACGTTCGAGGAGGCAGGGGCTCATCGTGCGTTCGAGGGACGGCCAGAAGACCCTCGACGAGGACCCCTATCTGGAAGGCTCAGAGATCGCCCTCGCCCAGAACGAGAACGTGGAGCCCTTGGGACTCCTGGAGATGGCGAAGGAGACGGGCGCGTTCATGACCCTCGTCTCGGGAGAGATGCAACGGGGGTCGATACCCCACTCGGTCTACGGTGAGCTGCCGTTCCAGCTCTCTGGCTTCGCCATCAATACGCTCCGGCAGGGCGTCGAGACGGTGGTCAACAAGTACCTGCGTGGCGTCGAACGGGCATACCAGATGGCGTTCGACCTCATATCAGACCAGTACGTCTCCGGCTCCTACCAGTCGATGGAGCTCTCAGGGATGGACCGCAACCGCGTGTATTTCAACGAGGAGATAAGCCCGGACTCCCTCAAGAATACCGGCTCCCCTATCGTTAACCTTGTGGGCCAGCTCCCGCAGGACGACATGACCCGGTACTCTATGGCACAGATCGCACGCGAAGGGCCGACGCCGCTCCTCTCAGACCGTGCGATCAGGGACAGGATCCTGTCCATACAGGACGCCGACCAGATGGACGACTCCATCAAGGAGCAGCTGGCGGAACGGATGCTGCCCGAAGCAGCACTCTGGACCCTCATGCGTGCCTCCGAACGTCAGGGGCGCGATGACCTCGCGCAGTTCTACCTCGGTGAGCTTATGAACGTGTTGATGCAGAAACGGAAGGCAGCCGAGATGCGCGACGCACCCACTCCTGGCCCCCCACCAGGTGGCCCTATGGGTCCCCCTCCTCCCGGCGGGCCACCTGGTGGCGGACCACCGATGATGAGGCCTGAAGTGATGCCCAACGCCATGATGGGCGTCCCTCCTCCCACACCTAATCCTCAGGCCGGGCCGATGGTGCCGCCAGGCACACCGAGGCCAGGCGCACAAGGAGGGAGTTAGATGGCG